TGCTCGCCGTAACCAGCATTGGGGAGGTCACGGTTGGCCTCCGATACAGCCTTGTCAGTTCTCTGCGAGAACTTGCCAGGGCCAGGGGTTGGTGTCCCCATGACCTCTCCCTTCGCTTACTTGGGCATGTGCTTGTCGGTACCGCGCATAACCTGCTGCGGGTCGAACGTGCCGGTCTCAACAGGACCGTGAGACTTCCAGTCGCCACCTGCGGCAACGACTTCCTTCTGCGAGTCGACACGGCCATCGTTGTAGTTGACGTCCTGAACGGTGAAGCTCAGCTCCGGGGGAGTGAGCGCAGAACCCTTCTCGGACTGCCAGACCCCTTCGGGTCCGTGGTCTCCAGCCCAGAGGGCACCCTTGAGATCGCCCTCAAGCCCGCTGGACGAATTGACCTGGTGGTACGAAGTGCTACCAGTGACGGTCATCTATCCTCCTATGATGTGAATAAGGAACCAGGCGGAAAAGGCGAGCCAAGATACGGTGAAGACCGCCTTGCCTGTCTTGGTGTTGGTGTGGAACCAAGCACGGGTTCGTTCAGACAGCGTATCGCCGTTCTTTCTGTTGAAGATCCCGTACGTTTCGTACGCGGCACCAGCCGCGAAGAGCATGCCCCAGGCTACGTTAGGGTCGATCATGCGATCGGACTCTGTCGACGAGTCTGGACCGAGGCCGTAGCCTGGCCGCCAGACGTGAGGCCAGCGAGCATGCGTTGCATGTCCATGCCTCCTACTTGCGCCGCTGGTCCACCGCCGCCAGGAGCCTGACCGGGTCCAGGGCCTTGTCCAGGTCCCTGAGGTCCTCCGCCACCTCCAGCCAGAGCCGCAGCCATTGCATCTTGTGGCGAGCCTGCTCCAGCAGGCTGCTCCTTCGGAGTGAAGACCTTAAGTACGGCATCATGTACCGACTCGCCCTTCTCGCGTAGTTCAATGAGCTTAGCCATCTTGGACAGCGCATCAACCGGATCAGCTTGACCCTGAAGAGCCATCTGAGGAATGGCCTGCGCATAGCCCATCATCCCCTGCTTCAGCGCATCGGTGAACTGTTCGTTGTCGATCTGGGTCTGCATCTGGACCACGTCGATCCCCATCGGAAGTTGACGTTGAAAGAAGTCCCGCGATATGAGCTGGTCACCGCGAAGCTGAAGTAGACCCACAATGGCACGAGCGGGGTCCTGGCCCGCAGCAAAACCGTACGTGACATCGACGGTGTAGTTTCCCGCAATGTCCTTACTCGGAACATAGGTCTCCTCGAAGGGCGTTCCCTGAGCCGTTCCACGGATCACCTTCTTCTCGGATGGCCAGAGAGCCTGGTCCATCTCGAAGGCCAGCATGATGGCATGACGGAGAGTCTCACCAATGACGGTCTGACCCGTAGTTACGACCGTGTTGAAGCCGCCCATAAGGGCCTGTACGCCCTTGCCGGTGATGACGCTAGCGTCCAGGTTACCCGAGCGGACTTCGGGGCTTCTCGTGCCAGTGCGGAGCTCCTGCTCCAGTACTTGGCCCTCCTGGAAGGCGGCCTGCGGTACGTCGATACCGACTCGACGGATCTTGTCCGGACTGTCCGTCCGGATGACTGCGTCATCCCCGAACGTCATCTTCTGGACATCGCGGGGGACAGCCAGGGGAGCGCGCACGGTCTTCTCTGTGGCCTCGAGACCAAGCAGGGCCATGCGCGCCTTAGCGAGCTGGACCCAAATGGCATCGTCGTACGCACCGCGAGTCTCGTTGTCGTAGCCGGGACGGTGGCCGACGGCGATGAAGATCTTGCCCATCGGGTTGGGCATCTGGTCGATGACGCGGTTGCCATGGTTGGGCATGTACATCAGGATCGTGTCGGCGTCAACGTACTTGACAACCTCGATCTCACGCTCTGCCCAGCCGAGGTCGGTCTCCCCGACCGCGTTCGTCTGGAGATGCCGGATCAGCTCGGGGAACTTGGAGGCCAAGTGGATAGCCTCTTCCCGCCACACCTTGGTGTAGCTCTTGAGCCGACCGAACATGTCACAGTCCGGATAGACGCCCATCGGGTTCTCGACCCGGATGTGAGGACGCTTCTCTTCGAAGTCTGGCTCGACCGAGTAGATTGCCAGACCGTACGTGGTGTAATGATCAGCAAGCTCTACCTGACGCCCGGCCGGGAGGCCGGACGACTGAAGGTAGTAGTTCGCGATCTTGGTCTTCTTGCCACCGAACTTCTTGGCCTTGTCGGTGGTGGTGATGCCGGTCGTGCTGTTCACGCTGGGCATCGTGCCCATGACCTCTGCAAGGTCACGAGCGCTGGTGTCGATCAGGTTCGCCACGATCGGCTTAGGCCAGGCTTCGGGCATGGAGCCCGGGATGACGGTATCGATGTCACCTGACCGGACGTCGTGGACGTCTCGGTGCCTCTGGTCACGATCAGCGGCAGCACGGCGTAGTGCCTCGACACGGTTAAAGATGCTTTCGAGACTAGCCATGTCACCTCCTTAGATCACTTGGGCGGAGCTACCTTGAGCAGCTTCCACGTGAGAGGACCGAGATGCCCATCGGCATCTCCGGCCAGTTCCTTATGGTTGGACTGGAACCACTGGATCCCCTTACGGTCGCCCGGCCCAAAGACCGGCGACGGTCCAACCTTGTATCCCTTGTAGCCAGCCCGAACCAGGGCCTTGCCCAGCTCGGTCACGAGCTTCGAGGTCCGGCCGTAGAAGAAGTACTTGTCGCCAGGGAAGGCCGCGTAGTGAGGAGCAGGGACAGGTGCGGGCTTAGCCCCGAAGATATTGCCCATCGGGCCCGGATCAACGTGAGAGTTTCCGGGTACCTGGTTGTGCCCGTAGTGGCCGCCCTTGCCCTGCCAGGTAGCTTCAGAGACAGTATCGCGAGTGAAACCGGTAGGCTCACCGCCAGGCCAGACATCCGGGATTCCGAGCGAGCGAAGCCACGCCATGATCTGGGGAAGAGGCTTCATCGGTGTCTCGGCAAGCGTGTGGTACACCTTGCCATTCACGGTCTCACCTGCGGTGAAGACCCACTCGATCTGAATGTTGTACTTGCCGGTGCGGTTGGTCCGCACTGCCCCATCGTTCTGGAGCGAGAGGCTGCGGGAGTCGGCGGGGAAGAACTGGGCAATCTGACCAGTGAAGGGATCGGCAAGGATGTGGGGCGCCACGTCGGCGCCACCACCGGTGAACCAGCCGTACTCGTTGGTGAACGTCCAGTCCTTCGAGTTCGAGGTGATGTGATGAGTAGCCCGTGCCGGTCCTCCTGACATCGCACCGTGGTTCCCCAGGTCATGCCTGGAAGCTCCAGGCATCCAAAGGTCTACCATGACTTAGTGCCCTCCTTGGGTCAGTTCCAGAACTCTCCACCGCCGCCGTAAGCGGCGGTCTGCGAGAGGTAATCCAGATCTATCGTTGTCTGCTTCTCGCGGTCGCGAGGAGACTGGTACTCGTTGCTGAGATGGAACACAGACTCGATGTCGTTGACGATCTCGCGTGCCCGGGTCTCAGCGAACCACAGCGCCATGACCGTGTCCTGTTTGGCCTTGGACTGTGGGAACCATGTGGTGAGCTGCTCGACGAGGGACTTAACGCCCTCCTGCTGCGAGCGACTGGGAAGCCTGATGAGACCTCGGTCCTCGAGCGCGCCGTCGAACAGCATGGACATAGAGGCCACACCGAAGTCGATGTCGTTCTTGTTGGCTCCGGTGAAGTGTTCCTTCAGGATCGTGCCACGGCTGCCGAGGAAGTTCCTGAGGTCACGGTTCTGTGTGACCATCAGGTTCATCGCGTTCTTCTCGATGACCCACTCGTGCATGTGGTACTTGACGGTCCAGTCCTTCAGCTTATCGAAGAGGTCGTCCGGCTTCTGGTTGGGAGCGGTCCATACGTCCAGGACGTACCGCATACCTGACATTCGATCGACACCGAGCACGACGGCGGCAGCATGTCCGGTGATGGCAGGGTCGAAACCCCCGACCACGTAAAGCCCATCCATTCCATGTGTGCGATGGCCGGGCGCCCCGGGTGACATGAGGCCTGCGGCACGCATCCCATCGATGCTCGCAGCAACCTTGTTGGCTGGGAAGATCGCATCCTCGACCACCTGTTCTTGCTGATAGACCATCTTCCAGTTCTGGGCCGAGCTGGTTGCTCGGCGCCTGGCTAGGGCCTTGCCCGAGTGCCAGGGATAGAGTCCGTTCGGCCCTGCCTCCACCAGTCGTCTTGCTCCGAGCGAGACCGGGGGTCGGTTGGTCCAGGGTGCGAGAACAGTCCAGTCGTCGGGTGACTCTGCAAACTCAAGTACAGCGGGCTGAGTGAGGTACGTCCAAGGAGACTCTTCATCTTGACCGTACCATTCTGGCTTCTGGATCTCGGAGTAGAGCTCAACAGGAGCAAGGCGCGTTCCCACCAGTAGAAGGGTGCCACCAGGATAGCTGAGTCGGTTGATGACCTCTCGCTGGATCCAGTCGATCTGCTTCTCGAACTCATGGGCGTTCTTTCCCGTCACGGTGTCATCGAGGATGATGAGGTCAGCACGGTTGCCGTAGATCTGACCGGTCATGCCCAGAGCCTGCACGGTAGGCGTCGCCTCGCCGGAGTCTCGGGCTTCCGCGTTCACGTAGATACTGTCAGCGGTCCAGGATGCCGAGTTGGCATCGAAGCCGCCGTCCGGAGCGAAGTCAGCCTGGAGCTTGCGGTACGACGGGTTCACCCCCGCCAGGCGATCCTTGATCGCCCTGAGGAACCGCTTGGCCATCTCCTGAGTCTGGGACACGATGATCACTCGGATGTTCGGGTCCTGGCAGACCCGGTATGTAACGTAGTTCACGGTGATCGTCGTGCTCTTCGCATGCTCAGGCGGCGTGTTCACGATGAGCATTCCAGGATCACCCTGTTTGAACACCTGGTTCTCATGAAGGTTACGGGGAGGACGTCCCTCAAGGACGTCGTACCACTGAAGCTGATGATTGAACAGCTTGGTGTCCAGGTACTTCTCACAGAACTCGGGGAAGTCGGGTAGTTCAACTTTGTCCACCATGGAACTGGCAGACTCCATCTGGCTGAGTCTCTTGTAGTCCTCTCGGAACTGCTTGTCAGACTCCTTGTAGTACTGAACAGCCTGCTTAGTGATGCCAAGGTCCGACAGGGCCTTGGCCAATGGGATACCTTTCCTCAGGTAAGTGAGGATCGTGTCCTTCTTCTCCCGAGTGGTCCTGTTAACCGGTCTAGCCACTTGACTCCCCTTTGGACTGGTGCTTGACTGTTACGGCCCCCAGCCTGGGGGCTGGTGTCCTGGAGCGGGGGAGGTTCCGGGAACGGATGGGTACCAGGGTAGGCAGCCCCTCCAGGGGCCTGCCCATCGTCTTAAGACTGTAGGCGCCTGTTCCAGCCTCCCTGTGGGTCGGCTGGTTGCGCATCCCTCTTGTTGCTTGTTCAGCGAACCGCTTCGCAGGTTCAACCTGTACTTATAGTATGAGGGCTTTCATGGGCCCCCTGAAAGCGGATGTTGCCAAACCTTTACCAAACTACTTCGGAGGGTAACCACAGACTGGCGTCTTGGTCTACACAGAGTGACATCTAGTCCTCCTGTCCCCGTCAAGTTTTATGACAAAATTGTATGGGGTCTCACACAACCAGTGTCCGCTCCCAGTTAAAACCCCGGGGTCCGGTTCCTCCCGCTGCGTACACAGATGTGCCTCGATGTCCGATGTGCCCCACCGTGGGGGATGTGTGGTGCTACGCCCTGGTTCGCGGTGTCCACTGTGTCCGACTCTGTGCCGATGTGAGGTGACATGGGCCGAACCGTGTGTATGTGTACGATAATCAGCCATGATGGCCTGATTGTGCACGATTGAGCACGATTGCCCTGGTTTGTGTCGGGGGACTATGTCCTGACATGCTGACATGGGCACACTGCATGGGTATGCAGCAGTGTGCATAGGGATACTGGATAGCGTCAGTGTGACGATAAGGGCTTACGTGTGTGCACGCAGGTACCCGTGTGCGAGCGGGCGTGACGCGCGATACCAACGAGCCAGCCGAGGGTGTGTGTACGCAGGTGCCCGCGCTACGCGCGTGTGCGTAGAGCCCCCTGATTTGCAGCGAACAGCAAACCAAGAACGGACATTAGTGGACGTTCTATCCCAGCTCTGTAGCAATGTTTGTACTGTTGTCCCTTGCAGCTATCCGATGTGTCCGTTCTGCCCTGCTTCCCCCGCTTACGGGCAGCGCAGTAGCGCTGACCTGCCACGAAGAGAAAGTTCCATGATTCTTTAGGGGGATCGGGCGTTTGCAGGGGGTGCAGCACAAGCAAACGGCAGGTGTTCACAATAGCTCTGACCTGCGATGCTTGACGAGATTCGAGCAAACAGCCAATGTTCTCGTTGTCAGGCCAGCACGGATGACAGGGAGGCCAGCAAGGCTCCCGAGTGGCAAGCGCCGTCCAGTCTGTGACTGGAAGCCCACAGCGTCTGACGCAAAGTGCGGACTGTCGCCCGAGAGGGTGACCGGTAAGCAGCGCTCATCGCCCCGCAAGGGGCTGAGGGGAACCGTAAGGGCCCTCACGAAGGGGTTGACAAGCCGCTAAGGCTAGGGCAAGGTCGACCTCAGCACCACGGCAGGACACGCAAGAGCCAGCGAGCGCAAGACCCCGCAAGGGTCAGGGTGGTGCTGGGAACCACGTTCCTTGATAACTCAACAGTGCGAACACCTGACGCGGCCCCACCAGGCCTCGAAGCTCATCTGTGGAGTACTGCGGAAGCAGCCCACCCGTGACCGGCGAGGATGGCATTGTGGGACAAGCCCCGGACGGTGGGAGCACTGAATAGTAAGACGTCTGGTGAGCGACACTCGGTCGCTAGTGGCTTTCATGCCGTCCGCCAACGTCCTCCCCGCCGCTAGGTACTCCCCTGCTGCTTCCACAGAGAAGGTGTGCACCGAACGCGAGGATCAAGGACGTTGGGCAGGGCTTAATGCGTGCCACGAACATCGAGCTAGCTCGCCAGACGGTCCAACGTCTAGGCGCCCTTCGGGGCGCCTGGGCATTCCCTGTAAGAGCTAGTGGTTGTACAGGTGGACATGATCGGGTGGACTGTGCTCACCCGAGTGCTATGGAAGCGTCAGCCCATGTACCTAAGGTTTGGGTAGGGGCGCACCTGCGTACTCGGGTGAGTGGCAACAACCGAAAGACTGTCTACCTGTACCTCCATGGCTCCGCAGAGAAAGAAGGACGGGATGATCAACGTCAAGAACACCGTGACCAACCTGGTTGGCATCACGGTGGGACAGCGTAAGGACGGCTCTAGGGCCGTCCTCTTCGATGACAACTCGGTTGCCTGGTTCGACGCGGACCTGTTCGCCACGTACTTCGTGGAGGTCTGATCATGTACGAACTTCAGCAGGTGTTCACCCATTGCTGGGTGACCGTCTCGTCTCACGACGACTGGTACGAGGCGCAAGATGCGGCCATGGATATCATGGACGATGAGCGCCCCGACACTGTCCGAATCGTGGAGGTCTGATCATGCGAGGCTGGTTCTGCAAGGTGTGCGAACGGTTCAACAACGTCTGGCACTCCGAGTGCTGGTACTGCGATGAGCCGCGCACCACGGAAGAGATCCGCAAGCTCAACGGAAGCGGGAAGTAGCCATATGGGTACCTACACCTGCCGTTTCGTCCTGGACGGCGAGATCGTCGATCAGCCCTATCAGGCCGAGTGGTACTACAGCGCGATGTCTCAGCACAACGAGATGCTGCCGAGCCACAAGGACCAGGTGGTCGTGTGGATCACCCCGGAAGGTGCTCGCATCCACGCTCACGATCAGAACGCATAGCAGTGCCGCCCCGAGTGGCTGTAGAGAGGTTCGACTCCTCTCCGGGGCACGCAGTAACAAAGGGAAGGACAACCATGGACATCGAACTGTACGCCGCTCTGCTTGAGGCACAGCAGGCCAACCGGGATTACCGGGAGGCCTACGGGGCTTTCAACGAGGCTGGCAGCATCTGGGCATCCAGGGAGGACTACACGGTGTGGTCCCTGGCTGGGTACGCCAACACCGCTGACCACGTGGTCTACCAGGTGGCGATGGCCTCGTGAACGAGTATCAGGACCAGGACGTGTGGTTCGAGCTGTACGCCCTCCATCCGGAGGAGTCCCACCCGTTCCGACAGCAGGCGTTCGTGGAAGACTTCGACACTCACTGGGAGGCTGAGGCTTTCGCCGAAGCCTACTTCGGGCAGTACGAGCAGTACCGCATTAAGCGGTGCACCGGATTGGGTGAGTGATGGACAAGTGTGAAGACCTGTGTACGGACGCTCGCGGCGTCCGGCACACCTACTCGTGCTACTACGGCACCGAGTGGCAAGAGGAGCCGCACGAGGAGCACGACTGGTTCAGCGCGGTCTACAACAGCTACATGCACTGCTGCGGCAGCAACCCCTCTGACGATGGCTCGTCAGGCAACAAGGGAGTGGACATGAACAGCCAGCCAGAAGGGCATCCCACGGACAGCGAGATCCTGACAGCCGAGAGGCTGGGCATGGATCCGTGGGAAGTCAAGCGGATCATGGACGCCTGGGAGCAGGCTTTCGATGATCTCGAACAGGCAAGAGAGGGACGGACATGAACCGCAAGGTCACATTGGAGTTCGCCGAGCGCACCGTCAAGCGCAACGGCACGTTGTACAAGTTCACGAAGGACGCCAGCCCCGCCTATGGGTACGCCCAACTGACAGCCCGGAAGTGGACAGGCTGGAAGTGGGAGCTGCTGCACACGATCGAGCTGTACTAGTCGTCTGGGCGACTTTAAACCGGCTTAGGCCCAGAGCGTCCGGCCCTTCGGGGCCGGGGTGCCATGCGCAAGTATGGTGATCACCAAGGGAGTGGACACAATGGCACACATCTTCGCTTTCATCACGTGTTCCCGCGCTAAGTGGGAGGCCACGGTGGAGGAGTACGCCGAGATGACCGGCCAGACGGAAGCTGAGGTTCGGGAGCAGTGGGAGGATGACTCCGACTTCGACCCCGAGACCGACACCATCCGTCTGGAAGACCCGATCGAAGAGCACGGCTGGATCGACCGATCGTGGTCTACCGTCACGCTTCACGAAAGCCGCAACGATGTCCGCCCTGTGGTGGACTGCGACGAGAACGACGAGGACCTTGAGGATGAGGTCCGAGACGCCCTCCAGTGGCTCGAGGGTGGCTACGAGGACAACGGTGACGGCACGGGCACGTTCTATGCCAGCCAGCCGTACGAGCCCTACACGGAGGCGTGGCGTTACGACTACGCCGTGCACTTCGTTCGCAAGACAAGCCCGTCCGAGAACGGCAGCAACAACGTTCTGGACTGGCGCGAGACGCCCTGGCATCCCTTCAAGGATGGCGGCATCACGCTTCCATAGCATTGCAGCCCTGATGGCATACATCCTGGTTCGAGTCCAGGAAGGGCGCTGAGCGAGCCGTAAGGGCTCGCTTGAAGTAGGAGAGTGGAGCTCATGGACGTCTGGGTCATCACATACGGGCACGACAGCACGTACGTCGCCGTGTGTCTGAGCGAAGAGGGTGCTCAGCGAGAGACGGACCGGCTGAACGCGGCCTACCGTTTGAAGTACGGCCGTGAGCCGTACGATTGGGAACCGGATGACGCCATCAACTAACCGTCGTCGCAGCGACGTTAAACCGGCTTAGGCTGCGAGCGTCTCACCCGCAAGGGTGAGGGTGCCACGCAAGTGGTAAGACAAAGGGAGTGGACATGAGCAAAGTCATCGTCAAGGACGGCATTGTCTCCAGCGTCGAGCGTCTCAACAACTCGATGCTGGGCAATCCGAACTGGCTGATCACGTTCGAGGATGGCACGTCCAACCGGACGTCGGTGAACCAGTCCATTTCCTACTGGATCGGTTCGCACGTCGTCGGCAAGGCCGTGTCGGTGGTCCTCACCCCCGCCGGTCGTGTCACCGATGTGTCGGTGGTGCACAAGGCCCCGGAGAGTGGATACCGGCCGTGCGCATGCCGGGACTGCTTCAATATCGCTATAGGCGAGGGCTGGGAGCTGTGCTGGGAGTGCGAAGAGGCCGAGTGCGAGCCGTTCGAGGACTGCCAGCGTGAGGATGCGTACGGTGAGTGAGAACATCTTTCTCGCACTGATCTTCGGGTGGATGTTCGTCCAGCTGGCGTGCGACTGGAGCAAGTAAGGGTGAGCGGCACACTCCGGGGTTCGAGTCCCCGGCACTCGCGGGGAGCGTCACAGGGACGCTCCTGAAGGAGAGTCGTGATGGCCCAGTTCAACACGTACTACATGGACAGCGCCCTTTTCAACCTGGAAGAGGTGATCCAGACCGCCGCAGACCGACTCCGTGACGTGGATTTTGACACGCTGGTCGGTACTGGCTTTTCGGGCAGCGTTGTCATCCCCGCCCTGGCCCTCGCGATGGGCAAGAAGTTCGTGCTGATCCGCAAGGAGACCGACGACAGCCATCACGGCAAGGGCCGTCTGCTCGGCGAGCTCGGCAAGCGGTGGATCTTCGTGGACGACTTTGTGTCGTCCGGCAGGACTCGGCTGCGAGTGATCGAAAAGATCGAGGATGCCAAAAGGGAGTACGAGACAACCTCTGAGATGGTCGGAGAGTACATGTACGTGAACTACTCCGATGTCGGTCCGGAGCTGAACCCCTTCCGGGCCGACTGGACCGAAAGTTGGTAGGACAGCGGTAGGGTGAACGGCATACATTCTGGTTCGAGTCCAGGACACCCACGGGAAGCGCCGTAAGGGCGCTTCTGTTCAAAGGGGAATCGCTATGATCCAGGTCACCGACAACGCTGTTCGCACGGGCCTTCAGGCCCTTGTCGATGCGGCTGGTGAGGACTTCGTCTATACCCAGCGTCCGGACACTGCGGGCACCAAGTGCGTCTACGTTCACGAGGGCAAGCCTGACTGCATTGTGGGTCAGTTCCTCGCCGGTCTCGGCGTGAGCATCGAGCGACTGGAAAGGGCGGACGCTCGCTTTGGCGGCGTCCCGGCCTACGAGCTGCTGGACCAGTTGGAGCACGAGGGGGTCGTCGAGGGTTCCTGGTGGACATTCTCTGCGCTCAATTCGGCGCAGAGCGCCCAGGATGATGGGAACACGTGGGGTGAAGCCCTTCGTAGCGCCCTGAAAGACCTCGACCGGTAGGTAAGGCAGGGCGGCGGGTAATCAAGCCCTTCGGGAGGTGCAACTCCTCCCCCGCTCGCTGGCACGCAAGTGCCCGTAGAAAGGGAACGTCATGTTTCGTAAGGTGAACTGGGCAGACGATACCAAGTGCATCATCTGTGGGGGCGAGATGTTCGAAAGCCCCGAAGTGATCTGCTCCCCGACGTGCAACGACTTGTACGTCCGGGAACTGTACGCCGACCCGTTCAAGATGGAAGCAGACTGCTATGACGTCTAAGCAGACGGTCAAGTTCGCCCGGCTCCAGCTTGGAGTGTGGAACAGTCGGGCATGGTGGTTCGCAGTAGATCAGTCCACCCGTAAGGCCACACGGCGCGCTGGCGCCGTGATGGTCAAGAAGTAACCCATCCGTCCCCGCCATGAGCGGGGCGGTCTAGTCAGCACAGAGTTGCCGAAAAATAAGTAGGCACGCCTCTAGGAGTGGACGCCGATGATGAGGTTTCTTCGCTCTGTGCTGGCCAGTCCGCAGCAAGCGGAAGGAGAGGTAGTGAAAGTCTACGTAGCGTCCAAGTCGCCCAGCGCCCGGTACGCCCTCACAGACGGGAACGTCATCGAGGTGTGCGCCGGAGGTTCCGACCCCGAGGGTGACGCCAAGTCGTACGCCAAGTCGTACGTCAAGGGCTCCGACCTCGCTGCATGGGTATACGAGGTCGACCTGGTGGCCGTCGTCGGTTACAAGATCTCCAAGGAGGTGGTGGCGATTGTCCCTTCCAGGCCGTAATCAGCAGATCGATGAGGTTATGCGCTTCCTGGACACCGACCGCAACGAGGGGCGATCTCTCAAGGAGATCGCTACTGAGATTGTCGACGGGTTCCATGAGATGCTCCTCGGTGCCGTCAGGAAGCCTGCCACGCCCCTTAGGGTAGGCACGCTGCTCAAGGGCCCGTACGACGGCAAGGTACGTCGAGTCGCGTGGCTCGACGATCAGGCGGGGAAGGTGTGGATCGTCCACGAGACTTCTAGTTACGGATGGCTGGGACCTCTCTCTCCGCCGACGTGGGAGTACTGTGAGGAGTTCCGGCCGAAGCGTCGCGTTGAGGTTGACGGCAAGGGCAAGATGCTCGAGATGACCGACGCTGAGATCGATGAGGCCTGGTCCAATCCGGACTGGTCTGTCGGTGACCAGGTGTCTCAGCATCAGCGCGAGCATGTGTTCGAGATCATCGCCACCGCCCCCGCGTGCGTCCTTATGCAGGACCTGAAGTCGGGTATCCTGAACGTGGACTCCAACAAGAACCTGGTCCAGTTCTATAAGCGAGAGATCAAGGGGAGCGGCGAGTGGTGAACGTCGACAATGAGTTCGTTGAGGCTCTGGGTGAGGCCGAGGACTGGCAGGATCTCTGCCATGCCGCCGGTTCGATCGACACCGACTGGGAGGCGCGACAGTTCCTCCGGGTGATCGATGAGCTGGGGTACAAGGTGGTTCGCAAGTGAAGCCCAACACCCTGACGTTCGTGAGTGGCCTGCTTCTGGCAGGCGTGGTGGGTACCGCTGTGCACTGGCGTGACCGGGCGAAGCGTCTCCAGGATGCTATCGAGTACATGGTGGAAGACGATATCGATGCGGATGACGCGCTCCGTGCGTGGTCCGGAGAGGAGTGAACATGAGCATCACCGACTCGATTCAGTGGATGGCCATTCTCTGTCTGTCGATCGGCAACATCCTGCGTGAGAATGCGATCCGCCGACTCCAGCGCGAGGTGAACAACTAGCAGAAAGGCCCAGCCGGTAAGGCTGGGCCCATGGGGCTGAAAGGAAGGTGACGCAGGCTAACTCTCGGGGCCTGCGCCGAGGGGTTCGATTCCCCTCCAGCCCACTTGCATCACCCCTCGTAGTCTCGCTCCGTGCGAGCTGTAGCAGCGGCGTTACCAGAAGCCTCTGTACGCCCGCTGAAGCCCCTGCGAAGGTCTGTCAGGGGCTGCTCCCCAAGTAGGGCCTGAACGGCCCTCACGGCAGCCTCGTGGCGTTCTCGTGCTGCCTGTCGGTAGGTCCCGGTCTCAAGGGCGATCTGCTCGAACGTGTACTGATACTTGTATCGCCACACGATGAGGTTGTAATGGTCTTCTGGGAGCTTCTCTACCGCCGACTTGACGTCGGCGTACGAGGCAAGGTTGTTGCCCCCGTGAGCAGGGTTCGCCTTAGCCTTCGGCTGAGTGTCCTGGCTCATCGCGAACGACTGCCAGTCCTCGTAAGAGAAGATCACTTCCAGGATGCTCTTGATCAGGTCGACCGAGTAGAAGAACCTGTCCTCTTCACTGTAGCCGTAGACTGCCGCGTCCTCCTTCTTGAAGGCGCCCTGCGCCACCTTAATCAGGTGTGCTGCGAGTCGGTCCGGCCCATCTTCTTCGGTGAGGATTCTGGTGACGGTGTTCTTGTTCTCCATGATCCACACCCAGATCTCCTGCTTGATGTCGGAGACGTCGTGGTGTGCAGGGAAGTTGGATGCAGCGATGCTCGCAGCTCGGTCGACTGCGGGCGTCAATCTCGTCCAGTCCAACATCAGATGCGCTCTCCCTTGAAGTAACCCAGTCGGTCCACTAGTGTAACCAGCTCGGGCCACACCCTCTTCCCGTCGTCCTCCAGCCATGCGAATGACTGTGCCCAGGACACGGCTCCGTCCTTCACGTACGTCGCAGCCACGGGATCCATCAGGCTTCCCACGTTCATCGTGAACCTGGGTGACACACGTCCCGAGTAGCCGAACGCTCGGGTGATCAGGAAAGGCTGATGTGTATGTCCGAACACGAAGTTCTTATCGCTACCGTAGCGCTTGGTGAACTTGGCATCCCAGGCACTAGCGCTGGCACAGTACCCGCCGCTCTCGTGGCCGTGTACTGCAAGCGTATTGGTGGCTATACGGAGAGGGCCACGTTCGTAGCGGACGTCAAGATCCTGGAGGAGGAAGAGGCTCTCTACCTCCAGTGCGCGGAGATTGGTGAGTGGCGCAGCGTATTTACGGACGAACTCCCGCAGTCGAAGATCATGGTTACCCTCAAGCCACACGATGGACGCCTGAGGGGCAACTTCCCGAAGAGGGATCAGGACGTTCATCCGGTAGCCGTCTATGTGCTCCTGTAGGGTGTCGGCATACTCGCCCGCAGTACCCTTGGACCACTGTGATACCTGAGGGAAGTCGATGCCATCCCCGATCTGTACGATCTGGTCGGGCTGGTATCGCTCCGCGATACGTAGTACCTTCTCGAGTACTACCGAGTCGTGATACGGATACTGAACATCCGGAATGATGAGTGTCGAGCGCGTCTTTGGCATGACCCCATACTACCATGAGAGGATCACTGTATGACACATCCGGACATGCGGACCAAGAAGCAGGTCACCGTGAAGGTGACCGAGCAGTTCGCGAAGGACCTGAACGTACTACTAGCGTGCTACGAAGGTCGGGACGTGTCCTACGTAGTACGTCGCACGATCGAGCTGCATGCCGGGTACCTGCGGAAGCGTTGGATGACGGAGCAGGCCGTAGCACAGGAGGAGTCATCGTGATACGAGTACGCATCCTCAAGGAGGACCGGCCCTACGCCGAGGACTACGAGGCGTGGCTCCTCGGATGGGTGACCCACGAGGGCAGGGTGATGGGGATGATCGCCGAGAATAAGGGCGACACCCCTTGGATGATCCACCTCAGCCGGATCGAGTTGTGGGAGGAGGTGTGACGCAGGTCACTAGAACTTCAGAAAATTTCGGGAACGAAACAGCATGATCAAAACGTTGCCTCTATAAGTACAGTGCGCAACGGTACGCAGCGACTCAACGGCGCCCCAGCGACGGTGACGGTCGAACATGGCGTAAGCATGCGCCTAGGTAGGAGACACTGTGGCTAGTACTACTTACATCTACCGAGCCCCCCTGAAGGGGGCTCGTATCGAGTACGAACAGTGGAGGGACGAAGCCTCTTGCAATGGACTGCCGACTCACCTGTTTGAACTGAGTGACTCGGAAGAAGTTACTCGTGAGTACCAGGAACTGTTGATCTCCAAGGGACTCAGGGTGTGTGCAGCCTGCCCTGTAAGGCAGGCCTGCAAGGACAACTCCAATGCACTGGATAGATACTGGACCACTCGTGGTGGACAGCCCCCTGAGGGGCTGTTCCCGGACAGTCAACGCCCTAAGCCTGAGCTTCCTAACGCAGGTACCGGAGCGGGAGGAGTGAAGGATCCATCCAAGCTTCGTCCCCCTAAGGAGAAGTGCCACAAGGGACACAACAACTGGGTCTTGAGGGCTGACGCCAGGTCCCGACGATGCAAAGACTGCGAACGAGAGCGGGGGAGAGAGAGGGAGAGGACTCGAGCTCCCCGCAAGAGGAACCGGAACCCGAAGGCTGATACAATCGAGTCATGACTCTGACTCACATCAGTTACTCGCAGTACCGCACTTACTCTTCTTGCCCCCGCCAGTGGTACCTCTCCCGCCTTCGGGGCGGGGAGGAACTCCAGTCTTGGTACATACCCATCGGGTCTGCTGTCCATGACAAGATAGAGGCTCGCCTTAAGGGCGAGCCTGACCGTCCGATGGAAGAGTACTTCTATCCACTGGTGTCTAAGCAGATGCGCATCGAGCCGGATCTTTCAAGCTGGCTTGCTGGTGGTCCGAAAGATGCGCCTATCACTGAGGGGCTTGCCCTCAAGAGGGCCGTGGACTGCTACGAGAAGGCCGTTGAGGAGCTCGATGACATCGATGTATGGGAAGTCGAGTACAACGCCTCAGGCAGGCTTCCAGGCCTGTCTGTGGAGGTAAAGGCGTTCATCGACATCATCGGTGAGCACAAGACCAAGGGTCCGGTGATCGTGGACTGGAAGACCGGCAGCACCAAGCCCGACAACTTCCAGTTGATCACGTACGCAGCCCTGCTGATGAGCAACACCCACAAGGATCCGGCGCTGAACTACCCTGGCTTCCATGGCAGGTACGTCATGCTGGCCCCGGGCTCAGCGAACACCAGGTACGTAGACCTCTCAGGGATCGACGCGCTAGGGGTTGGCAAGAAGTACCAAGCCGTGGTAGACAGGATCGACGGCAAGCACTACGAAGCCAACGCTGGCTTCGGCTGTCGGTTCTGCTTCCAGTCCGAGAACTGCATGGTCAACAGTGGAATCAACAAGAGGACCGAGTACTATGACAAGTCAGCTGAAGACGGATACCCGTACTGAGCGTGAGCTCCTGCTCGAACGGCACGCCAATAGGATCTACGAGGCCATGGTTGCCGCCCAGGCGGACGGCTACCAGGTGGTCATCCGGGGCTTCTTCCTGGACCTGTACGACCCGCGCATCGAGAAGCGCACGCCCCTTCCGGGCGTGGTAAGCCTGGAGGATTGATGATGACACCGGCCGACCATGCGGCTAGCATCAGGGCCGCCGTCCAGGCGGCCAAGGACAGCGGCTGTCAGGTGGGGTTCCATTCGGCCGACTGGGATGACCCTCCGGTGTTCGTCACGATGATCCTGTTCGTGAACCGTCGAGAGGGCGGGATCATGCGTCGCAAGTTCGAGGAAGAGATCGAGAGTGGGTGGACCTGATGGGCAGTCGCGAGGATGACGCGTACTGGAACGAAAGGCAGTGGTTCGACGAAGTGTCCGAAGTTGAGGCGTCGTGCTACGTGCACGTCGGGGCCGACATGGAGTACGATCCGGTCGAGGAAGAGTGGATCTGCTGGGACTGCGAAGATGACAAAGAGAACCTGGGAGCGTACAAGAATGGCTGAGATGATCTTCCGTATCCCGAGCCGGGTCGTGCAGTACGGGTACGTCGAGCTGCCGGTAGGACTGGAGGACGGTACGTCTCCCGAGCTGATCGCTGCGGCGTACGTCAGCTACGTCCACGCCTTCCAGAAGGAGGAAGAGGCCACCATCGAGCGCCTCAAGGAGGCCGTGCGTGCCCCTGTGGCGCCCCCGAAGGCTCCCACTACCGAGCAGCTCTACGAGGGCGCAGAGGATGCCATTAAGGCCCTTAACGAGGGCTTGGGCGGCGTCACGGAGATCGATGAGCGCGAGGACAACCCTGCACCCTGGGACACCGAGGCTGAGGCTCCCAAGCCGAAGCCCTGGGAGCAGAAGGAGACGACTGTAGTCGTCTCTGACGAGTGGTAAGATGGCCTTCAAGCGGTTGAGCGACATGACCGCAGAAGATCGACAAGAAGCAGACAAGAGACTCGAGGAGATACTAGAAAACATGGCTACTCTCAACGATCTGTTCGGTGGTTCCGGCGAGAAGCGTCCCCCGGTTGCCAACCTGAAGGTGGAGGGCGAGTTCGTCAAGGGTGTCATCACCGACATCTCGACGGACGCCCCGGTGTTCGAGTGGGACCAGGCGAACAACAAGCCCGGCTTCCAGAAGTTCTGGGTGGACGGCAAGCCCAAGGGTGTCGCGAAGGATGAGGCCACCAAGGCTGGCCTCCAGCCGGTGCACCAGATCATGATCACCGTCGAGACCAACGACGGTCTGAAGCGGATCCCGATCAACTCCAAGCAGGAGCGGGAGGAGTTCAAGCGTGCCGTCACCGAGGCCGGTGGGTCCATCGACAACGGTGACGTGTTCGGCAAGAAGCTGGACAAGCGTGTCGGCAACATCAAGGAGCACTCGATGAAGGTCACGAAGGCGGAGTCCTGATGCCGCTGATCGACCTGATCATCACCGATCTCTACAAGGAGATCGATAACCACATCAGTGAGGAGCCTGAGTACGAGGGCTCTTACGCTGAGGGCGTGGCTGACGCCCAGGCTGGCGCTGAGGCTTACCTCCGGAAGATCTTCCCGGACAGCTGAGTAAGGGTGGCCCTTCGGGGCCACCTCCCCGGGCCTGGAATGGTTTCGACATCCGTGAAAGCCGCACGCGGAACACGGGTGGACAGGGGTTCGAATCCCCTCAGGTCCACGCATCAAGGAGGTGCACATGCACGCATACAACCGCATGGAAGCAGACGGGTCCGACTCGATCGCAGTGTGTGCCACGAAGGACGAGTGGAGCTCTATGCTCATGGATCTCCGGGCGGGGCGTGACTGGTTCGACCTTGAGGATGAGTCGGAGATCCTGTTCGATCTGCTCAAGAACCTTGGAGTCCAGTGAAGACACTCGCACGACAGGTCAGGCGCGGCGTCTCCGCAGGGGAGCCGCTGCCTAGTCCCTGGTCCGTATTCGATGAGAACAAGATGACCTTCCGGCGGGGGTCGCTCAGCATGATCGCCGGTCCCCCCGGCTCGATGAAGACCGTGCTCGCACTGAACATCGTGCGACAGATGGGAGCCGAGGTTCCCACGATGTACCACTCGTCGGACTCGGATGACTTCACCATGGCCAGCCGAACCCTGTCGATGCTGACAGGAACGCCGACCGAGGAGACCGAGCTCTGGGTGATGGGTCAGAAGGCCTTGGCCTACGAGACACTCAAGGACATGGACCACATCAGGTGGTCGTTCCGCTCGAGCCCTACGCTCGAGCACATGTGGCGGGAAGCGGAAGCCTTCCGTGAGCTGAACGGTGAGTACCCGCACCACACCGTGATCGACATCATGATGGACATCGACTACGAGGGGGCGGGGGAACAGAACTACTGGGCCCTCATGGCCGAGCTGAAGGACATGGCACGTGAGCAGGAAACCGCGATCACGATTGTTCATCATACTAGCGAGTCGGCTAAGGGTGGCAGTCCGCCTCCCCGTAGCGCCATCATGGGCAAGGCGAACCAACTGCCTACACTCATTCTCACTCTGTGGGGTGACGCTTACGCTGGCACACTGGACGTTGCCACAGTCAAGAACCGTTTTGGTCCTCAGGATGCGATGGGTAAGAGGTTCTTCAAGATGACCGCTTCCCCCGCCATCTGCCTGATCGAGGAACGAGAGCAGCAAGAGGTACCGCTGCTCTTCAAGGATGGCCCCGACGTTGACGTCGAGGACAAGATCAATGCGTGGAGTGACAGCGAAGCTTCACTCCGGGAGAACCGGGCTTCGCCTGGATCATGGGAGGATGACTGATGCCCGACGAGTACCCGTGTCAGACCTGCGGCGGTGGCGGGAAGATTCAGGCACCACGGCACGACGTCAACGAGAAGGGTGAACTGGTGGTCGTGCAGGACGTGATCGACTGCATCACCTGTGGCGGCAGCGGGAAG